CGTCCAAATCTTGAAGTAAATTTTTACCTCCTTTGCTTAATATTGAAACGGGAATATTATATTCTAATAACAATAAAAGAACTCTCCGTGTTAATTTAGTGTCATTATTAAAATGACTATAGGGATCCGTTAAAAAAGATAAAAATACTTGCTTTTCTGAATTCTGAAACTTTTTGCAGCTTCTTCGTAATTCTTTGAGCAAAACTTCTTCTTCCTTAATGTAAACGTTTGAATGGACGTAATCCTTATTGAAGCGTTTCATCATTTTTGGAACGTAACAGTAAACGCATCCATGATCGCATCCTTTAATATAATTTAATGCTAACGGGCTATATTCTCGAGCAGCCCCACTCGGTTCGTAAATTGCTGACATAATTAATTTGTTTAAGTTATTATTAACTGCTCACAAGTTATTCATTACCAACTAATTAACCAAATTAAAATATAAATAATTTTTCTTTTTATCTGTTACAATAAATATTTGATTGATGCCGCTTTTGGCTAAATAATTTTTGAATTTGTCTATTCCATTTTTATTGAATAGTGTTCTAACTTTTGAAATCATATTTTCCGTGTAACCTAATTTTAAAAGCATTTCTTTACTTAAGCAACCCATCATTGTTTGAATAAAAGTGCAATGAACAACGCCGATATAATTTGCATTTAAAATTTTTTCAACTTGATGAAATGGACTTCCCCACGCATCGCAATCGATTACATCAAAATAATTCAAATCTAAACTATCAATAAATTTTAAATTATCGCCTTGAAGCTGGACCCGTTTATATTTGTTTTTATCAATTCCCAAAACCTTAATATCTTTCCCCGTAATCTTTTTTACTTCGCTCCATAAAATCCCTTCACCGCCAAATAATTCGAGAACTTTAATCGTTCCGTTTAGGTGTTCAATACTGTTTATTCTTAATTGGATTTTTGCATTTATTAAAGATAGATCGTTATTTGTTTTAATTGCTGGATTGCTCATATTCTACGTTTTCAATTAAACAAATCTTTTCTATATATTCCTGAATGTCAATCATTTTTTCGGGCGGAAAACTTAACAAAATATGTGTTTTAATAAAAGGATTAATATTTTCTTTTACTATGGTTCCCTTTTCGTCTTGGTCTAATTCAGGTAAATCTAAACCCCACGTTTCAAGTTCATCGGCGTTCCAATTTTGCGCTAAATCTTGAAAATCCCATTCGCCAAAACCGATATTATCTTTTATAATAAATTCGCGTTGCTGGGCTTCGGTTAGATCGCTTGCCATTATAACGGGAATTTCTTTTAGTTTGGCTTCTTTGCACGCTTTTAAGCGCATATTCCCGCCAAGAACTATATTATCTTCATTAATAACAATCGGACGAATTTTAAGCATTTCGGGAAATTCTTTTATAGAATTAACCAGCTTTAAAAAATTAGAGTCTTTTATTATTCGGGGGTTGTTTGGGTTCGGTTTAATATCCGAAATTTTATAAAGTTTAGTTTCTATCATTGAACAAAGTTAAATAAAAAAAGCCGAACGAATTAACGCCCGGCTTTTCGAAACTAAGTGTAACCCCTTACACGCTCATTCAAAACCTCGAAACAAATATAATTTAATTTTCGATTGCAGCGCGGTTTAAATAATTTTCTTCGGGGAAAATTTCTATTTCGACTTCGCAATAATCAAAGTTAATTAATTCGCTATCGGGGTTGCCGTTGCAAAAAAAGTAATTTATTTCAATGTGCAAACGGTCTTTTATTTTTTCAAATTCCGAATCTGAATTAAAAATAAAGTCGATTCCTAATTTATTAAACGTAAGGGCTTTTATTCCAATATCTATTTTATCCTCGTCGAATAGATCGGTTAGGTTACAATTCCATTTTTCGAGCTGCTGGATAAGTTCGATTTTAGTAAACGTTAATTTTTGTTTGGTATAACCTTTCATAATTCAAACGCTTCGGGTTTTGTCTGCATTCCTAAATTATCAATCGTTTCGGGGCTATCATTCCAGCTACAAATTAAAGTTTCTTTTGCGGTTCGGAAATCTGAATAAAGCACGTTTAACGGGTTCGGGTTTCCGTGTTTCGAAATTACTGTTTCATCCCTTCGGATTTCGCAGCGGGTTGTTAGAAACTCAATCATTGCTTCGTGATCGATAAACTCGAATCCGTTTTTTTTCAGGGCTTCGCGAATTCCATTTTCTATAAATCGGGTGTATTGTTCGTGAGTTGAATTTAATATTTCGATTGCATCGGGATTATCTTTTAATTTAGTTTTAAGTAAATCGTTCCCGTAAATTTCGGCGGTAAATTTTAATGCGCCTTTGATTTTTTCGCGTTTGTTAAAGTTTGGTTTTGCTTTCATATTATTTTTTTTTAAAATGGTAATTCTCGATCGACTTCGTAAAATGATTTATTCGGCTGCAAATTAGTTTTTAATTCGGGAAATTGATTCGGGCTTTCATTCATTCCGTAAAAACTGCTCATTGTGGAATTATGCCGAAAACCTACGGAACCCGTCGCCCCTTGCCTGTGCTTTTCAAAAAGTAAAAATATTTCGTTTGTGTAAGGCGCGCCCGTTTCTTCGTTTTTTAGATCGTAATATTCAGGTCTCCAAATAAACGCGACTGTATCGGCGTCCTGTTCAATGGATCCCGATTCGCGTAAATGTGAAAGCGAAGGTTTTTTGTCGGTTGTTTCCTCACATTTTCGGTTTAACTGAGCTAAAACAATAAATGGAATATTCAATTCCTTTTGTGCCGCTTTCAATGTTCGGGATATTTGCGAAACTTCGGCTTCTCTGTTACCCCCTTTAAACCCTTCTAAGGTCATTAATTGCAAATAGTCGATAATTACCCAATCGCATTGATTTAAACGCGCGTGCCGCTTTATAATCCTTATTGCTTCATTTACCCCGCATCCAGCTTTATCGTAAATTTTAAACGGTTTATTTTCGACTATTCCGATTGTCTTTTCAAAATAGGTTAATTCATCAGGGTTTAACGTCCCGTCGCGAAGTGCCGAAGATCGGATTCGTTCGTTTGAGTTTTGAAGTATTAAACGCTGGGTTAATTGCGATTGCGACATTTCGAGATTGAAATATATTCCGGGCTTGCCTGTTTGCATCCCAAAAAATAAAGCAAGGGCGGTTTTTCCCATTGATGGACGCGCCCCGATAATAATTAACTCGTTTTGCCAGCCGCCTGTAAATTTATTTACTGATTCAATACCCGTTTCAAGCCCGCTCGTTTGCCCTGATTTCGCTAATTCAGCGCGGCGGTAATATGCTTCCCTTTCGTTTGTTGTTAGTTCGGGCATTTCAACTATTTTCTGCAGCTCCGAACCTTCTTCGGTTAGTTTGGTTAGGCGTTTAATCATTTCTTCGGCTATATCGCGACCGGGTTTCTTTTCGTGCAATCCTATTCCAACCTCATAATAGATTTTAGTAATATTTCGCGTTATTAAGGCGTTATGTAGCGTTTCAATTAGTTCGGGTATATTCTCGTTATAAGTTACGTTTTGGCTTGTTTTAAGGGCTTCTAAGTATTCGGGCATTGAAAAGGATTCCGAAGATTTCCACGCGTTCAAAAGTGAAACGGGATCGGGGCGTTTATTTTCGTCGTTTATTTTTTTTATGAAATGGAATGCTTTTCGACAAAGTTCGTTTTCGAAATGGTGCGGTCCGATTTGCGAAATGATTTCTTTATAAATTTCGTTTGGGCTTAAAAGGATTCCAATTAAGGTTTTTTCGATTTGATCGTTTGGGTTATTCATAATAGATTTTAGATTTTGAAGGGGTTTTTAGTTCGTATTTTCCAGCGTGTTCTTTTTTGCGGAACCATTCTTTTAATTTATTCATTATTCCGAAATTATTATGGACGTTTAAAAATATACCGCCCTCTTTGTTTGGCATTGTATAATGATTAATAAAGTCCTGAAACATTATTTCGGGGTAACCGTGTCCGGGGTGTTCTTCTTTAAATTTATTAACGCGCTCAATGAATTCGGTTTCTGTTGCATTAACGAACCAATCCCCTTTAAAATCTGTTTTGCTTTTTTTTAAAGAAACATTTTCATTTACATTAACATTATCATTTACATTATCATTATAATTATCATTTACATTATCATTAAGCATTGCGATTTTTGCGGTCGCATCCGACTGCATATTTTTAATTGCGTTTTTATCCCAACGAATTTTCGCATTTTTTTGATTTGTTTCTTTTTTTTCCTTGTATTTATTATTGTTTTCAATAACAAGTTTAAATACAAAATTTACAACGGCTTGCAAATGTTTATTTTGATACGTTGGTATTTCTTCGCCCTCAAAATTAAAAAGGGTATCGTAAAAAAATAATCGTTCTTCATCCTCCAGCGATTCGATTAATGAATTCCATTCCTTGTAAACAATAAATGATTCCTTTTCGGTTTTCATATTTTTTCAAATAAAAAAGCCCGTTAAAAGCTGCGGTCGAATCGGATCGGGTTTTTCCCTTTCCTCGCAGCCCTCAACGGGCAAAATGTTTTTAGTTGCGTTCAGGATTCGACCTCTAAACGATTTTCAAATATACGTTTTTTTTAACTACTGCATTTCAATTCACAAATTATTTTTCCGTGAATTACTTTTGCGTGCTGGCATTTTCCCGCTCGAATATCGTAGTAATTAAAATCGCATTCGAGTTTCCACATTTGCCGGAATGAATAATTATTTAAAAACATTTCGCAAAACTGTTCAAAGGTTAAATCTATTTCATCCAGCATTACAAAAGGTTCGGTTTTATGCTTTGCTAAATAATTTTCAAATTCCGCTTTCATTCAATAAAAATTTTAGATCATTTAATAAATCCTTTGAATTTTTCGCCGTGTACCTGAGTAATTTAAAACCCATTAACGAAGCGCGGTTATATTTTTCGCAATTTGCCGTGTAACCCGTTAACGTTTGGTGTCCACCCATACCGCTCCAATGGTTCCCGCCCATTCCTTCAAATTCGATTAAACAATTAAATTCTAAAATATAAAAATCGGACTTCCAGCGGCGCGAAGTATCAAAACGAAATTCCTGTGCAAGTGTCAAATTATAAGCACGGCAAAATAAATTAATATCGATTTCAAAAACCTTTTTACTCATTGCTAAATAGGTTTAAATTCATCCATTCGCGGCACTCTAAAACACGTTTGTTAATTGCTTCGATAGTTTCTTCGTTTCGTTCTATTTCAATCTCAAAAACGCGCTCATTAACGGGAATATCTTCGTAAATGGATAAGCGTTCGATTTCTTCGCAGCCCTTCAAATATTCAATAGCTTCGTGATCGGGGCAATTCATTTTAAACCATAGCGATTTTTTTTCCTGTTCGATTAAATTAAGCGGGGTATTAACTAAACAATAAGCAAGTGTTGAAGATTTCGCGCCCGTTAAACTCATATAACCGTGAAGCTGGAAATAGTAATCTTTGTTTAATGGTTCGTTTTTCGATTTAAAAAAACTAAAAATATCCCAACTTGTTTTTATATCCGTTACAATTTCGTTTTTTAAAATATCCCATTCGCCCGTAATAAATTCGTTAGACATTCGGGCTTTATTGTTTACGAAATAGTTTTTTTTAAACTTCGAATAAAGCGTAATCGATTCTTCTTCCTGTGAAATTCCCTTTTCTAAATATTTATTTTGAATCGATTTTGAACGCCCGTATTTTTCGTTAATAAAAACCTTTATTAATTCGCTTTTACAAGTTTCTGAAAGTTGCCCGGATTTTGTCCGGGCTTCAGTCATCAAAGCCCCTAAAGAGCTACAACGGAATTTTATATTATCTGCATTCATTTTTCGGACGGGGTTAAACTCATATATTTTTCCTGAAATAGCTGGTTAAGTTCTTCAGGAATTGAACTCGCGTAAACTTCTAATTCGTCAATCGTTTCGGAGCTTTCAATTAATTGCCTTAAACGTTCGATTTCGGGGTTAATTACTATTTCTTCGTGGTCTACATAGGTTACATTTTCGCCTGTTTCGTCATTAATAACCGATTGATCGATTTTAACGGCGGTTTGCATCTCAATCGAAAGAATACCCCATTTAGACAAAGTAGATTTTAACACGGTCTTTTTTGCCATTGCGTCAAAGTCGGTTTTCCAAGGTCCATTATTAAACGATTTCGAATATTTTTTGCCGTGCTGAATTACTTTTTCCGTTGTCCAAAAGCAAGTTTTTTCGAATCCGTTTATTAGTTTGAAATAAGCCGCGTAACCGATAATTTTTCCTTCGCCCGGCAAATCAAATTTTGCATTTAGGTTTTCCGTTAATGTGTTGAATGATTCAAATTGATTTTCGTAAACCTCAATTACATTAATGTTTAGGTATTGACCCGAACGCTGGGCAAGTTGAACAAGCCCCTTAACGCCTAATTGAAATTGCGCCGCTTTTCCATAGGGAACTATCCAAGCGAAGCCCAAATTTTGGTTAATAGGCAAATCTAAAGTTGCTGCCATTAACGCGGCGTTGTATACCGAAATCGGATCGGCGTTTTTTAACATCGAATTGTTAGCGGTAATCTGCAAAATTGAACTTATAAACTGTGTTGAACGTTTGCCTATTACTTCCTGAAACTTGTTCTTTACGGCTGGTTTTTCGAAAAAAGTTTTAATAGTATTTTCGATTTTTACGGGGGTTTTGTTTTCCATTTTACAGGGGTTTTTAGTTATTAAAAATTGAATTTAAAGTTAATGATTTTGCTTGAATTATCGTTTAAATCGTTGGCTTTTTTTATAGTTATTAAGCCGCTTTTTTCGTGAAATTGCAAGGTCTTTGAAAGGTTTGAAACCTGATATTTAAAACGTAAATCGTTAACCTTTTTATCGTTTCGTTTAATCTCGTTTTTGATTCCGTAATGATCGCGAAGCTCCTTTAAAAAATCCCGCGTTTTATATTGGACTTTGTGCAAACAATCTTCGAAGCGTTTAACGGGTTCGATTTCTTCCAGCGGTAAAACAGTTTGAAAGTTTGCGATTTCTTCGGGGCGGAATGTTATTTGTATTTCGCCGCTTGCAAGTTTTTGAATTTTCATTTTTGTTTGGGGTTTTGGTTTAGTTAAAATGCTTTGCTAAAATTGGTTCGAATGATTTTGTAATTTCAATATTTACCGAATTAAAAGCGTGAACAAAATTCGCTTCGGTTGTTTTTTCGTAGTTCCTGAATAACTCTAAACGGCATTCGTTGAAATAGTCTTTTATAATCCGTTCGGCGTTCATTGCGTTACTATTTCGAACGTTTATCCCGTAACGGTCCATTATATTAATAACCTCGATAAACTGTTTTAAAATAGGGTTGTAAGCGTAGTAGTTTAATTCGCTGGAATTCGATTTAAAAAATATCCATTCCTTAAATTTGTTTGCTTTGTCGCAGCTTGTTTCGGGTTTGGGCTTTCTGTTTTTAGATCGAGCCGTTAAAATACCGCCGAAGATTAAAAGCGCGGTTCCTGTGAGAATAAAAAGTGATTTCATTGTTTAGGGGATTTTTAGTTTTGAATTATGAATGTGAATTTTCAATTAATTGGAAAATAATATCATTGCGTTGCATATCATTATAATAAGTTATAACAATTTCATTTCCATAAACATAAAAATCTTTTGGGTCGAGATTCTTATTAACCCATTTTAAGTTTTTAATGTTGTTTTCAATTCTAAACGATTTCATCTTTTAAGGTTTTGAGTTTTAAATATGGGCGGTTTTACCCGCCCGTTTGTTTTAGTTTTTTAATTCGTAATTTTTATCGAAAGCTCCAACAGTTATCCAAACGTAATGCGAAGGTTGGTTTCCATAATCGCCCGTTTCATAATATTTAGTTCCTTCGCTGGCAATTTCGTAAACCTTTGAAAGCAAAGCCGCCTGTTCTAAAGTGTAATTTTCTTTAATATAATATTCATTTACTTGCTTGTAAGCCGTTCCGAAATCTACATTCGAAGATAAAACCGCAATTCGAACGCCTGAATAATGTTCGCGCTTAATTGAAAATTTAACGTTTGGAAATTGAGCTTTTAAAGCCGTTCTGATTCCTTTCACTTGTTCTGTTGAAATGTAAGCCATTTTGTGTTTTTTTTAGGGGTTAAACTTTTACCGTTTTGGTATATTCAAAGATAGACTTTTTCTATCATATACAACACATCGCAAAAAATAATTTAAAAATAATTGTAAAGTGCTGAAAATGTGCGCGGTTAATTTCGTTTTGACTTAAAAAAAGCCCTAAAAAGGTTAGGTTTTCAGGGCTTCAAGTCGTTAAAATCGGCGTGTTTTGTTCATTCCGAATCAAAATCGGTTATATGGATTGTTAAAAATAACATCGAAACCGCCGCCGCAAATGTAAAGATTATAAATCCTAACATACAACCTCAAATAAGTGATGAATTATGTTCCCTTCGTGCTGGGATAAGGTCGCAACGTGCTTTAAAAAATAATCAGGATCCGAATTATTAAAAGGGCGTCCCGTTCCAATGTCCTGAAATATTCGAACCTCTGTTTCCTTTTCTTCCTGATTGCAAAGAAAGTAAACCGAAATAGTTTGATCCTTTTCGTTTATAATGGATGAAAGGAAAACCGAACCGCGCAATACATTTAACGTCCACCGCTGATCGTTTTGGGGTAAACTGTGTTTAATAATAACCTTGTTCATAGTTTCGAGATTTTCCACGCGTTAACCTTTGTAAAATACTTATCGTTATACTCGCGGCTTTCTAAATTAATCGAAACGCTCAATTTGTCATTTAGCTGAATTCCGTTTAATAGGTTTATTTTATCCCCAAACAAAGTAATCGAAACGGGTTTTGGATATTGTCCCTCTTGCTCAACTATTATATTTTGGCTTGACCATTCCCCGCCGTCTTTTTTTGCGCCCGATTCAATCGGTAAAATTTTAATTAGTGTTCCCTGAATTTCCATTTTATTAATTGGTTTTAGTTTTAAATTCGTAAATCGGCTTTTCCGTTTTAGTTTGGTTTACTTTTTTTTGCTTCCCGTTAAACTTTCTTTTATCAATTAGGGAATCTATTTTATCGCAAAGTTCATTATTCAATCGTTGGTACTTTGCCAAAATGGTTTTGAGATATTCAACGTTAAAAAATTCATTTTGCATTTTGGAATGTAAATCGGAAATCGTTTCGGCTTGTTCGCTTATTACGAAATTTAAATGCGCCCGGTGTTTCTTTAATTCCGCATTTTCTAAAAATAAATTGTTTTCCATTTTTGAGAGTTTTGAGTTTTTGTTTTTAAGGTATTTGTTTTGAATCGCCTGAACCGAAATTGTAATTGCGGCCCCGGAATAGATTAAAAAATTAAATAGTTCCATTATTGCGTTTTTGGTTTTTAAGTTTATTTAAAGCGTTAATAATTATTTCGGCGTAATCGTTTGAACAGTTACGAAAGCCGCTTTCGATATGGGAAATATATTTTCCGTTTTGTAAACCGATTGCTTTTCCTATTTCATCCTGTGTAACGTCTAATTCCCGCCTTAACTTTCTTATCTTCATTCCGTTTTCTGTTTTCATATATCGCCGTTTTTTCTCATATCGTAATAATAATCGGGGTCGGGTCCATCGTCCGAAGGGTCTTTATCTTCCAGCTCTAAAATCATTTCTTCGATTTCGTTTAAACTATCGATTGAAAGCAAGTAGGTAATATTTCGCCCCTTGTAAATTATTGAATGAAATTCAAATTCAATTGAATCGGGATGCGAAAATAAACCCGGTTGAAATTCGTAATTGTAATAAACCGTAATCATTCGGTCTTGAAAAATTATTGATCTGTTATTCATTTTTAAAAGTTGTTTTCGTTTAAGTTCTTTTGAAATATGCACGTTAAGAGTTCCAACGGGAACGCGGAATTTTTTAGAAATTGAATCAACTGTTTCGCTCCCTTGCTTTTTAAAATAGTATTTAACCGCGTTTGCAAGCTCTTTTATATCGTATCTAATTGGCTGCATAAAAACGCTCATAAATTACCCGCGCGTTCGTTAAATCGCTCAGGGCTTCGATTAAATTATTTGCTTCGGTTCTTTGCTCGCTGGTTAAATAATCAACTTGCATTAATTGAAACAATTGATTTTTGTAATTTTCAATTATTAAATCTAAGGTTTTGTTTTTCATTTGATCGGGGTTTAAAGGGCGGTTATTAGCCGCCCGATTTATTTTAGTTTGCTTTATCTAATTCCGTTGCATTCATAATTGAAACAATGAAATCTAAATCTAAATTCAACATTGATGAAAGTTTGTTGCAAATCGCAAAAATTGTTTGTGGATCGCAAATTCCGTTTCTTAAAATTGAAACTTTTGCTTCAGTTACTAAATCGCAAGCAAATTGCGCCGCTTGGCTGCTTGTCATTGTTGGGGAAAGTAATTCAGTCATTGTGTAGGGGTTTGTTTTTGTTTCAACAAAGATAGAATAATTCTATCTAATAAACCAAATTTATTTTTAAAATAATTGCATTTTGTTCTATAACCCTTGTAAATATTGAGAAAATTATTTTGCCGAAGCAAGCCCGAAACCTAATAAAGCCCCGAAAGCGATTTTAAAGCCCGTCGTTTCGAACCATTTTTTACGGTCCTTAATATAAATATTTGTCATTCCTTGCAATTGAATGTTAGGATTGTCGATATGAAGACGAACAACCATATCGGATTTTTTAAACAAACGATTAATAAGGCCGTTTCGCAGCGTGTCCCCAACTGAATAGGTAAATTGTGCGGGCGCAATTAAAGAATCTATTAGAAGCGTTCCCGCGGCGTTTATTTGCCCGTCTATTTTAAACCAACGTTCGCCCTTTGAAAATGAAACAGGAACCCGAAGGTAATTAAGCGAATCAATTTTTTCAGTTTCGGAAATCGGTATTTCAGTTTTTATAACGTACCGGGTTTTAAATTGTATTATCTCTTTCGGGTTTCTTATCTTCATTACCCGGAGCGCGAAAATTTCTTGTTCGTTTTTTTGGATTTCCGCGCTTTTAATTTTTATTACTAAATTTTGCGAATAAATAAAGCTGGAATCCTGCAACTTCGTTTTTTTAAAATCGTTTATTTCGGAATCTTGTTTTTTTAGTTCGGAAATATATTCGCGGTTTAAACTACAACTGCGAAACAATAACAGAATTAAAATAAAACAAGCGATCAAAACGAAATTAATTCCTTTATACATTGACTTGAGTTATTAATAAAAGTTGCATCCAAAATTTACCGAAATCGTTTTTATTTCGAAGGTTGTTTTCCAAAACATTTTTTGCAAAACTTAAAGGCATTTCCTTTTCGATTACATAATTAGAAACAACCATTATTAATCTTTCGTCCGCTTCGGAATCGTTTTTCGGTAAATATGTTTCAAGCTCCATTATACTAAATTTGCCGCGTGGCTTTTTTAACTAAGTTATGAATTGATTTATCGAGCTGCTCAACTGATAGGTTGACCATTTC